AACAGCGCCATCAAGTCTGGTGTCACAATCGAGCAATTAACCCAAGGTGTCGCAGCCTACAATCAGGAGATCAAAGATGCAGGAACTTCAACGCAATACATCAAGCACCCCAGCACATGGCTCAACCAAGGCTGTTACGACGACGACCACGCACAGATCGTCCATGACAACACCGGGCGAGATAACAAAAAGCCTCGAAGCATCTTTGAAATCGGGGATGAAGTTGCAGCCCGTATGGGGTGGGAGTGACACGCACGATGTTGTGGGATTTGATATTACTAATGCTGACCTGACGCATTTAGACGAAGCGGTTGCAGCTTGTGCGCCAATGCCTAAAAAGAGTATTGCGAGATTGGTTCAGAAAATGATTTTAACAATGCCTATGCGCAACATGGACGACATGGATAAGGCTGCTATAATAGCGATATATGTTGAGGACTTGGAAGAATACCCGGCAGACGTTGTTGAATACGTTCTAAAGACAATCCGCAGGTCGAGTAAGTTTTTCCCAACGTGGGCTGAGTTATACGAGAACTTGGAGCTTTGGGGCAGACGTAGGATGATGATCAAAGAAGCAATAGAAAGGGCAATCAGTGACTGACATTATAGCAACACTTGAAGAGCGAGCAAAAACGCATGGAGATTTTACTGAGGTGGCATTTATTTCACAAACCATCAAAACGCTGATCAATCAATCGAAGGTTGACCTGCCAAACGAACAACGCGAAGCACTTGACCTTATTGCGTCAAAAATAGGGCGCATAATCGCAGGAAACAACAACGAGATCGACCACTGGCGCGATGTCGAGGGCTATGCTAGATTAGTACGTCAACGACTTGAAAGAACGGTGGACAAATAAATGGCGGGACTATACGACAATATTCATGCGAAACGAAAACGTATTAAGGCGGGAAGTGGTGAGAAGATGCGCAAGCCCGGTTCCAAAGGTGCGCCATCAACTAAGTCATTCAAGGCAGCAGCTAAGACAGCTAAACCAGCCCCAAAGAAAAGGAAGTGACATGGCAACAAAACCCGCAAAAGGCAAAGCCAAAGTAAAAGTCACAGCCTCTGGTAAAAAAGTTAGTTACGGTCAAGCTGGAAAAGCCAAAGGTGGTGGCGCACGGGTAAAGCCGGGAACTGCAAAAGGCAACTCATACTGCGCTAGATCGGCTGGTCAAATGAAGGACCACCCAAAGGCAGCCAAGAACCCCAACAGCCCGTTGCGTCTTAGCCGTAAGCGGTGGAAGTGCTCTGGAAGTAAATCAAATGCCTGATACAAAGAAAAAGCCTGTTGGTCGCCCAACGAAGTACAACGCAAAGATGGTAGAGGCTGCAAACGAACTAGGTGACGAAGGTGAAAGCATGGCAGAAATTGCTGGTGCTTTGGGTATCTCCAAAGATACTTTGTACAATTGGATTGACCAGCACCCAACATTTTCGGACGCCATAAAGGGGGCTAACCTCCGAAGCCAAATATGGTGGGAGCGAGTTGGTAAGGTTCAAGCCACAGAGGGTACTGGTAACGCCAGTTCGTTTATCTTCCAAATGAAGAACAGATTTCATAAAGATTACAAGGATAAGGTTGAGCAAGAAATAACAGGCAAGGACGGAGGACCGGTAGTTCTATGGCCTACGAAATAGGTAGAGCCTACGACTTTTCACGCGACTTAGTCGGCCCTTCACGCTACAAAGCGATGTACGGAGGCAGAGGCAGCGCCAAGTCACATTTCTTCGCAGAGTGCATGGTTGGCAACGCTGGTGGCACAAAAGGGTTCAGAGGCGTATGCATTCGAGAGGTGCAGAAGTCTCTGCAAGAATCAGCCAAGCGTCTGATCGAAGACAAAATTGCAGCCATGGGGATGGGAGACAGGTTCGACATCCAGAAGGACCGCATCATAACACCGGGAGACGGGGTCATCATCTTCCAAGGTATGAACCAGCATAACTCCCACTCTATCGCGTCGTTAGAAGGTTTCAACGTTGCGTGGGTTGAAGAGGCTGCAACTCTCAGCGAGACATCACTCCGATTACTCAGGCCGACGATAAGGTCAGAGGGTTCTGAAATTTGGTTCAGTTGGAACCCAAGGTTTGCGGCAGACCCGGTCGATAGGTTTTTCCGAGGCCCAACACCGCCTGACAATGCAATCATTCGGAAAGTCAATTACGACGAGAACAATTTCTTTCCTGACACGTTGGAGCAAGAGCGTCAGCACGACTATAACAACCTCCCAGATATGTACTCACACGTCTGGCTTGGTGAGCATATGCCAATGGCTGCAAATGCAATATTCAACATGACAAATATTCACGAGAACCGCAGAGACGAAGCGCCCCTGATGAACAGGGTATTGGTAAGTGTTGATCCTGCTATATCGAATGAGAGCGGGTCTGACGAGCACGGCATAACAGTCGGCGGCATAGGCGAAGACAAGCGCGGCTATCTTTTGGACGACGTGACGATGAAGGGCTCGCCCCGACAATGGGCTGAGAGAGCTATAGCAACGTATGACCGATACGAGGCAGATGCTATTGTCGTTGAGCGAAACCAAGGTGGCGACATGGTGCGACACACACTTCACACGGTTAGGCCAAACATTAAGATAGTTGAGGTTGTCGCAACGCGTGGAAAGCACGTCCGTGCGGAGCCTATCAGCGCATTATACTCAAGCAACACGATAAGCCATGTTGGGTCGTTCCCAGAGCTTGAGATGCAGCTTTGTCAGATGACATCTGCGGGGTACGAGGGGCCGGGGTCGCCGGATCGAGTTGACAGCGCCGTCTGGCTTTTCACGGAATTGTTCCCGGCGTTGATACGCAAAAAGCCTAAAAAAACGCGTCAGCCAAAGCGTGGGGGATGGATGGCTTGAGAAATATGTGGTTATGTGTTAATTTTTGAAATCTTTTAACGCTTTGAGGGCGAATGAATGGCAATGTACGATGGCGACAACAGCGGGTCTTCCGAAGAAGATCAACTTGAAGACATCCATGAGGAAGCCCTAGAGCAGTTTGAGCAGTCTCAGGAAGTGTGGGAAGAGAACCAACGTCGCTATGAGCAGGACGTGAAGTTTGCCCGTATGGGTGAGCAGTGGGACGACAACGACGCAGAGCGACGACGCCAAGATGGTCGGCCAATGCTGACAGTAAACAGGTTGCCGTCCTTTATCCGTCAAGTATCTAACGACGCAAGACAGAATAAGCCGCAGATCAAGGTTATGCCGCAGGACAGTTCTGGCGATCCAAACACAGCGGAAGTCCTCAACGGTCTAATTAAAAACATTGAAAACATCTCAAAGGCTGACCTTGCCTATGACACTGCAATCGATTGCGCCGCGTCTGGCGGCATGGGGTATTTCAGAGTTGACGTAGACTATAGTGACGCAGACACGTTTGATATGGACATCAGGATCAATCGCATCCTCAACCCGCTGACAGTTTACCCAGACGCCAACTCAACCGCAGCAGACAGCAGCGACTGGAATTATTGTTTCATTACGGAGATGATGCCACTAGACGAATTTGAGGTGGCCTACCCTGACGCAGACCCGATTGACTTCAACGCGGGTTCATACACCGACAGAGAGGCGTTGTGGTTTGAGGACAAGTCAGTCCGTCTCGCTGAGTACTGGTGCCGTAAACAAGAAGAATACGACATTCACCAGCTAGACACTGGCGACGTTGTGACAGACGAAATGCTTGACGAGATGCAGGACACGCTAGATGCTATGGGCATCCAAGTGGTGAAGACGCGCAAGTCAACGAAAAGCGTTGTGAAGCGATACGTTCTGAACGGTCAAGAAATTCTGGAGACCGACGAGTGGGAGGGGTCGTTTATTCCTGTCATTCCCGTTTATGGCGAAGAGGTTTATCATGAGGGCGAGCGACACTTCTACAGCTTAATTCACTTCGCAAAAGATGCGCAGCGGATGTACAACTATTGGAGGACAACAACGACAGAGCTTGTCGCATTGGCTCCAAAGGCACCTTGGATAGGCCCAGCAGGTTCGTTTGATACAGACCTGCAAAATTGGCAAGTAGCCAACACTGAGACACTCCCATTCCTAGAATACGACGGCGATGTCCCGCCACAGCGTCAGCCGTTTGCTGGACCACCAGCCGGGGCGCTACAAGAAGCACTAAACGCATCAGACGACATGAAGTCTGTGATGGGTCTCCACGATGCTTCTATGGGCGCACAGTCAAACGAGATCAGTGGCGTAGCGATCAGCAAGAGAGTGCGCGAGGGCGACACGTCAACGTTCCACTTCATTGACAACATGAGCCGCGCTATTCGTCATGCTGGCATTGTCATCCTTGACCTAATCCCACACATATACAGCCAAGATCGTGTCCTGCGGATTATCGGGCAAGACGAGCAGCCCCAGACCGTTCGAGTTAACGCGCCGTTCCAATCTAAAGAAGAGATGCTCCCAGATCATGCGAAGGATCAAATGGAAGCCATCAACAGCGTATACGACTTGCGTGTCGGAAAGTATGACGTTGTGGTCAAGGCTGGGCCGTCATACACGACCCAACGTGAGGAGGCTAGAAACAGCATGATTGCTTTGCTGCAAGCGTTCCCACAGGCAGCGCAGGTCACTGGAGACTTGGTTGTTGAGAGCATGGACTGGCCAAACGCTGACGCATTCGCTAAACGCTTGAAAGCTATATTGCCACCGGGCGTAATTGACGAAGCGCAAGACCCGCAAGCTGCGGCACTCGCAAATCAAGTCAAAGAGATGGACGCAGTCATTCAACAGCTAATGGCTGGCCGTGAAGCAAAGATGGCAGAGATTCAAGTAGATCGTGAGAAGCTAGGGATTGATGCAGCCAACGCTGAGACTAACCGCTTGAAGGCTGAGACGGAGCGCCTCAAGGCTGAAGTCGATGCAGAATACAAGCGTCAACAGTTAGAGATAGACGCAGCAAAGGCAATGCAGCAAGACCCGGTAGACGACACGCCTGTTGTCATTAAGCAGATGGAGTTGAGCCATGACCAAGCGAAGGTTGAAATTGATTCCGCGCTTGAGGAAAGAAAGCTGTCGATTGAAGAAGCGAAGGTAGCCATTGACCAGCAGAGATTAGACATTGAACGGTTCAAGGCTGAAGCTGATGCAAGCGTAATGGTCTCAGAGGCAATGGCACCAGAGATAGACATAAGCATTGTTGACTTGGCTAACGGAAAAGATTTGGAATAACATAAATACAATAGGTGTGGTTCTTGTTGTAGCGGCAGCAACAAGAGTAGCCAAAAATAACGTCATTCCGACGTTGTTACTTATTCTTGCCGATTATTAGGGTTTTTGTTATGATAGAAGAAGAAATGGGTAGCGTTGCAGTTGACACGTCCATGCCTGATGCTGATGAAGTCGAATACGACCAGCCTGATGCAGATGAAGAAGTCACTGGAGAGGACGATAATAAGTCCATTGACACGGAGCCTGACGAATATGACGGCTTCGATGACGACGACGAAGACGACGATGATGAATCTGAATCTGAAGAGTTGTCGGGCAGTGTCGAGATTGAGTTCGACGGCAAGAAGTTTAAAGTTCCGGCAGAAATCAAAGATGCGGTTATGCGGGAACAGGACTACACTCACAAGACCCAAGCGCTCGCAGAGCAGCGGAAGGTCATTGAGGCTGAACAACAGCAATTTCGTCAATATGCCGAAGTGTCAGCGGCTCATTCTGAGAATATGGCAAACATTGCGGCGATTGATCAACAGTTGTCACAATTCCAAGCCTACGATTGGAATGCAGCTTATGACGCAGATTTAGCTTCCGCGACCAAGCTCCGACATCAGATGGAGCAGTTAGGGCAAGCGAAAAACGCTCTCGTGCAAGATGTACAGGTAGCCGAACAGAAGCGTCAGCAGATTTACAACGAAAACTTGGCCACGACGGCCAAGCGCACTGACGACGCGATGCGGTCTGAGATTCCAAACTGGGGCGACGAGCTTAAAACTGAGCTTGGCAAATTTGCAGTTGAGACAATGGGGTTCGATGCAGAATCAGTATCGAAGGCAGTAACACCTCAAGAGATCAAAGCAATCTACTATGCACAAGTTGGGTACAAAGCTATTCAAGCGGCGAAGTCTAAAAGCGCCAAGTCGAAGCAGCCTGTTGAGGCAAAGAAGCCACCAAAGGCAGTTAAAGCAAGGCGACAGAGGGCTCCGTCAGACCTCTCCAAGATTTCCGACCCTGCCACATACAGAGAGGCATACATGGCTCGGAAGCGTAAACAAGGATAACGACTATGGCTAACACTAACCTAACGATTGATATGATCACCAACCAAGCGTTGATGATCCTCCATCAAAAACTTAACTTTATCGGTTCCGTCAACCGTCAATACGATGCAAGTTTTGCAAAGTCTGGCGCTAAAATTGGTGACACTCTCCGCGTTCGTTTACCAAACGAATACACCGTTCGTTCTGGCGCAACACTTTCCGCGCAAGACACGACAGAGACAAGCGTTGCTCTCCCGGTTACAAACCAGAAGGGCGTTGACGTTAACTTCTCATCTGAAGAATTGACGATGGACATCGACAGCTTCTCAGAGCGGATTCTTGAGCCAGCAATGTCAGTACTCGCAGCCAATATCGAGCACGACATGATGGATAGCGTTTACAAAGAAGTATACAACTTTGTAGACAACGCTGGTTCTGCAATGACGTTTGCAAAAGCTCTTGAAGCTGGCAAGCGCCTCACAGACAGCCTTGCTCCATACGATGCGCGTTGCCTTAACTTGGACACGCAATCAAACATCGATATGGTTGACGCTCTCAAGGGCTTGTTCAATGCTCAAGACAAACTTTCTAGCAACTACAAGCAAGGTCGCTTGGCTGGTCCGTTTGCTGGCTTTGACGGCATCTACGAAAACACCCTGTGGCCAACTCATACCTCTGGTACTGACGACGGCACGGGTGATCACCTTGTTGACGGCGCAAGCCAAGTTGGCTCGGCAATCACTACAGGCTCAGAAGGTTCTGGCACGTTGACGGCAGGTGACATTGTCACAATTACTGGCGTTAACCGCGTACACCCAGAGACCAAAGCTGACACAGGCGAGCTACAACAGTTTGTTGTAACTTCTGACTACAGTGCATCAGCAACTACTCTGAACATCTCCCCGGCAATTGTCGTATCAGGTGGTGCTCAGAACGTTACTGCTTCACCAGCAAACGACGCTCCGATTAACAAACTCGGTGGTGGTGCTTCGTCTGTCTACTCATGCTCAATGGCATATCACAAAGACGCATTTGCTTTTGCAACGGCTGACTTGGTAATGCCAAAGGGTGTTGACATGGCTGCTCGTAAGCAGCTTGACGGCGTCTCAATGCGGATCGTCCGTGACTACGACATCAACAACGACAAGTTCCCTTGCCGTATGGATGTCCTCTACGGGTACAAGGCTATCCGTCCACAGTTGGCTTGCCGCATCGGCAACAACTAAGTAGAATGGCGGGGAGGGTTTCCGCTCTCCCCGTTTTCTTTTTTTGGAGGGGTAACATGGCGTCTCGTTGTAAGGTATACCGTAAAAACAATGACGGTGGGTTTGACCAAATGATTGTCAACCGCGCAGATATCCCTTCTGGTTGGTCACCAGACCCAGACGCTGTTGAGAAGCCTACCCCTGTTGTGAAGCCTGTGAAGGCTGTGAAGTCGCGCAAGGGGAAGAAAAATGGCAATAACTAATTATACCAATTTGAAGACAACCCTAGCTGATTACTTACACCGCTCTGATTTATCAGACACGGTGCTTTCTAACTTCGTGCAGTTTGCTGAATCCCGATTAAACAGAAAGCTACGTCTGCTCCAACAAGAGACGACAACAACGCTGTCAGTACCTGCTGGGACAAACACTATTGCATTGCCTTCGGATTGGATTGAGACAATCGACGTTATCCACTCGGATGACAAAGATTCTTTGACGGCTCAGTCAGTCAAGAATTTAAACAGCCAGACAAGTTACGGGTCAACTTCGGGGAGACCCAGACTTTACGCCATTACTAATGGCTACAACTTGCTATTCAATATAATCACAGACAAGGCATACGACCTTTCATTGAACTACTTTAACAAGTGGGACGTTGAAACAGACGACACGAACTGGCTTCTGCAAAATGCACCAGATGCATATTTGTATGCGTCACTCCTTGAGGCGAAAGCATACACCAAGAAGCTGGAAGACGTGGGACTGTGGTCAAGTGGTCTTGATGTTGCAATAAATGACTTAAATCGTAACGACAACCGTTCTCGTCGTAACGCAACTTCCCGCGTTGATAGCGCCATTATTAAGGCTGGCCGATTTGACATAAACAGGGGTTATTAAGATGCTTGCATTCGGTTCTTGGGAGCCTGACAAGGCCGACTATCAAAATCCGGGCGCAACAATCGCGCAGAACGTTCTCTCAACCACAGGTTCATCATATGGGCCTATGCCAAAGTTGTCGTCAGTTGTGGACGCGCTGACTGAGCGGCCAAGGGGCGCTGGAGCGTTCCGTGCTTCGGATGGTACGTTTGCAACATTTGCAGGGGACTCAAGCGACCTATACAAATTAAATGCTACGGCATGGGACGAAATCTCAAAGAGTACTGGAGCTTATACTGTCGCTGCGAAAGACAACTGGGAGTTCATTTCATACGGCAACAGAGTTATTTGTTGTAACGGTCACACAGACCCAATACAGAGCTACGTTATGCTCTCCAGTTCTGACTTTGCTGACTTGGCAGCCGCAGCGCCGCGAGCAAAACACATTGCTGTCATTAATAATTTTGTCATGACGGGGAACACTTGGGATTCAACAGACGGATCGGTTCCTAACCGTGTTTGGTGGTCATCCATTGACGACCCCACTACGTGGCCATCCATAGGGTCAAGCGCGGCAGCGCAAGCTCAGTCTGATCGGCAAGACCTCCCGTCTGGTGGGAAAGTGCAAGCTATCACTGGTGCTGTTGGTGGTGCTGACGGTGCTGTATTTATGGACAAGTCAATATACCGGGTCAGTTATGAGGGTGCGCCGTTGGTCTTCAGCTTTACGGAAGTAGAGCGTGGGCGCGGTGCGTTTATTGCAAACTCTGTTGTCAACGTTGGCCCATTTGCGGCTTACATCGGCGAGGACGGGTTCTTCTTATTTGACGGATCACAATCTCAACCAATAGGGGCGCAGAAAGTTGATGAGTTCTTCTTTGACGATCTGGATTTTAATTACATTGACAGAGTTAGCAGCGGGGCTGATCCCGTAAAGAAACAGATATACTGGTCATACCCTTCGGCCCCTAGCTCTACAGGCGAGCCTGACACGTTGATAGTTTACAACTGGGAGACCCAGCGGTGGACATATGGCAAGCAGAGTTGCTACACGCTGTTCTCAGAGATCACAAAGTCATACACACTAGAGCAGCTTAACAGCTTCGGTAATGTTGACACGATCACAACTTCTTTCGACAGCCGCATCTGGATTGAGGGGCAGCTAGTGTTGTCTGGCTTTGACGCTAATTTCAAGCTGGCTTCTTTTGCTGGTGGTGCATTACCCGCAACAATGACAACAACGGAAGTCGGGGGCATGGAACTGTTCACAAAGCCCAATGAGAGGCTCTACGTTGATGGTGTGCGGCCATACGTTGACGGTGGCACCTATACAGCCAGTTTAGTCTACAGGGACAGCCCCAGTGGCTCTGTATCGACTGACGGGCCTAACTCAGTGGACACTGACGGCATGGCTAACTTCACACGATCTTGCAGATATGCGCGTATCCAAATTGACATTGCAGAAGACGCCTTGTGGTCACACGCGCAGGGAGTTGACTTAGCTGTAACAGAAGATGGTGAGTTCTGATGGCTGTCCTTAATTACACACCGCAAGATGGTGTTCTCCCAGTAGACCAAGAATTAACATTGGATGAGATATTGCAGCTTCTTAATGTCCCGGTATCGCCAGATGGAGAATCTGCGGTAGACTACGCAGATGCAAACCAAGAGATAGCATACACAGGAACCCCAGAAGAAACAGATTTTATGCCTCAAAGAGGACTGCCAACGCCCCCGTCAATCGCTGATGAGATAGCACAGTCTTTTAGAGTTCATGGTAGCGGGTCGGGGAAGCCTGTTACTGATGTTGGGGAACACGGCGTAAGGCAAGGTGGATATGGGGTGTCGGGTGGTGTAGAGGCAAGGCTACCCGCTGATTTTCTAGCTAAAAATGCTCTGCTTGGGGCGTCCCTTGGCGGGTCGCACTATAGAGGTGATGTATACCTGCCACAAGAAATGCAAGACATGGGCGCACCAGCAGAGATAAACTATGGCGACACGTTCATTGACAATGTAGGTCTCAACTACCAAGACGGCGATATATCTGCTGGGGCAAACTACAACCCACAATCTGACGACATCAGCGCAAACTTTAAGAATGGCGGTTTTTCGGCTAACGCAAGATATAACCCCACCACAAGAGATAAAATGTTATACGCAAAATATATTTTAAATTTTTAGTAATGGTGCTTTTTAATGGCTGTTCTTAACTACACACCGCAATCAGGGGTTCTCCCGGTAGATCAAGAGCTAACTTTAGCCAACTTGGCGCAGCGCCTTTCTGGGCCAGAAAACGCATTGATGACCCGTGGCATTGGTGGGATTCTAGGAATGGCCCAAATGGCTAGAGACTACGATTACCCAGACACGGCTCTAGGGCTGTTGTCGCTACCTGCAAAGGCTGTAACCGGATTAGGTGCCGCTATGATGCAAGCACCTGCTGAAATGATAGACAGCGCCAATGAACAAGTTGCTGGATTGAATGACGGCTCCGAAGTCACTGAGGGTGCGCTTAGTATGTTAGGGATGGGCGGTGTTCTTGGGAGTATGCCAAGGGGGGCGCTTGCCAGCGGAATAGCGCGGCGAGATTTACCAAAGCAAATATCCAACCAATTCTCTGGAAGAACAGACGCAGAGCTAGACCGAGATAAGTTTGCAGATGAAGTCGCCATGCGTGACTTGGAAAGACGCGTGTATGACTTGACGAATTCTGGCGACTTTATAGATGCAGCGAAGCAATCAGGCAACAAAGTGTCTACACCGTTCACTGTCGGCGGGCCAAAGATGACAGTAGATGACATCCAAGCTATGGAGTCATCCTTGAAGTTTGACCCTGCTTCGGCGGGGTACTACGACAAGAAGATATTCAGCCCCGAAGATTTTGAGATTGGCGCAACTATTGTGCCTAACCCCGGCGACCCGACTATAGGTGGGCGGCTTCTGGAATCTGCGAGCGGGCCGTCAAAAATCATTAACACGTCTGGAACTGATTTTATGCGCCAACATCCTGAGTTGGCTGGCGATCCTGCTATTTGGGCGTCAGGTGACGCTGTGATGAATAAATTACAAAAGCGGGTGTTAACAGCGAAGGAGAACCCCGCGTATTTTGTCAGCGCAGAGCAGGGGCCAAAGAGTGTGCCATTCAATAGTGTCATTGGGCAGAGATATGAAGAATTGCTAGACACATCGAAAGTGTCGAAGAAGGGCGCAGACGAGGTAGACGTAATATTAAATCACAGGCAAGTGAGCAAAGACGGCACTGTTGCAGCCGAGGCACCTTGGCAGAAAAACATCCCAAGGGTTGATGACCCAAGGTTTGCTGACTGGCTCCATAGCCTCCCCGGCACAAGCAAGTCCGAAATAGTTTTGCGTCTGAACAAAGGCAAGGTTATCGATGAGGGTATGCCTGATGTTAGAGAAATTATCCGCTCATTCGTTGGGGCAGACAGCGCATGGGCAATTGATAAGGGCAAAGCGATGGAGAACCTAGCTTCCAACAAATTAGTCAATGGACTCATTGGCGATCCACTTGTTGGCAAGTCAATTGCGAGGGTTTCCCCCGGCGCTCCGTTGCGCCCATCAAGCAACCAATCTTTCCCAACAGAGACAACAGGCGAATATGTCGGCGGGTTCGGGTTTAGGCCAAGGCGCAGCGAAGTATTTAGAGATTGGTATGCAGATAACAACCTAATCAACAGGCCAGACAATGCCGCGCACAGAGGGTTTAGCTTGAGCTACCCAACACAAGTTGTTGACGCTGAGTGGCAAGATACATTAATGAAATTGCGTGAAGCCGCTATTCGTCAAAAATAAATCTATCAGAGGGTAATTCGATGGCGAAGTCGTCTACAGTCAAATCGAGTGATTTTAACATCTGCTGCTGGAACGACAGCAGGAACGATTGCGCTGAAACAGACAAATCACTAAACTTGTCGTCATCAATATCTGCTGGCTGCATATCGTGGTGTTCCGCTAAAGCTGCCATATATGCACCATCTAAGATGCTGGTCACAAGGTTCACACGGTCAAACGTATCCATGATTTTCTCCTATTCGTTAGCCAATAAATATACACTACACCCTGTAATTTTGGAAGCATAAAATGACAGTCTCAACATTTCCAGAGCCGCCAACAGACCTAGAAGACCAACGACGATTCAACCGCATTCAGTCGCAGTCAATATCTGCGGTGCTTAAAGGTCGCACAAACAACGTCATCGACTTTACGGCAACGGCAAGTGCAGCGTCTACAACTGTCACAGACAGCCGCATAGGTGTTAACACTGTGGCAATAGCAATCCCAACAACTGCAAACGCCGCGTCTGCGGCAGTGTTCCCTTACAGAGACTTTAGCAGCCCTGTGAATGGGTCAATGTCACTAATCCATACGAACAGCGGCCACACGGATCATACATACAAGATAATATTGGTTGGCTAATGACTGAGGTATTTTCCCCAGCGCCATTGGATCACGTCATACATTTGCTGTCTCAGTCAGACATTTACAGGAACTTCACGATGTCCCAAGCATCAAAGCTATTTGTTCCTGCGGTTAATCTTAGGCAGAACGTCGGGATGTTCAGAGACGGGCATTTGGTTGCATGGTCATCTTGGATGTTTACAGACAGGGTAAAAGCTGATAAATTTCTAGATGGTACATACAAATTGAGAGCAGAAGATTGGAGTAGCGGCAACGTTCTAATCTTTGTGGACTTTGTAGCTCCATTTGGAGATGCAAGGAAACTTTACCGAAAGTGCCGCATCATGTTCCCAAAATACCCAAAAGCAGAATGGCGACGACACGCAAAGTCTCGACGTGTAGGTTCTAATTTAAAGGTTTAGCGGATTAGCATGGCAAAAAAAAATTATACCGTACAGAAAGGGATACTAAATTACCATCCGTCTGGTGATAAAAAAATAGTGTCTGGGGTTCCTGTCCAGTGGCAATCAAAGCCAAACGAGCCGACAACGGAACTTGCTTACATCACGGACAAAGAAAAAGAACTTCTTAAAACACTTAACTTGCACAACAAAGACGAAGAAGGTCATCGCCGATTAATGGCTGAGATGAACCGTGGACCCGGTGGCATCCTTTCTCTGGATGATAGCGGAGGAGGCGTAGGCGATGGTCCCAGCGGCGGCGAAGGCGGCGACGAGGGCGACTCAGGCGCGGGTGCTGATGTCGGCGGCGCGGGCGGTGTTGGCACTGGTCCCGGCGGCGGTCAAGGTGCTGGCGGACAAGGCGGCGCGGGTCCCAGCGGCGGCATAGGCGGCGATCTGGGACAAGACGACACTCTTGGTGAGGCTGATCAAGCGGCGGCAACGGCATCAGATTTTGGGCCGGAATCTGGTTTTGGTTTAAGCCAAGCAGAGGCTGAAGCCGCGGCAGTTGAAGCAAACGTGGCTATGGGGAGAATTTCTGACGCAAGCACATTAGTCGAAGATCGGTACAAATTTAATCAAGAGCCTTGGTATCAACAAATCTTTCAAATACCAAAGGCTTTTGGTCTAGCCCTTGGTTTAAATAGGTCACAAAGGGCAGCGGCGTCGGGGGTAGTCGGCGCATTTACTGGTGGGCCGATTGGAGCGATCAGCGGTGTGGTGGGCAGCGGTTTGTCAAACCCTACAAGTTCCTTTTCTGGGCAAGGCGCATTTGGTCGAAGCGGGCCTAATTCTGGACCGGGCGGCTTTGGGCCGGATGCTGGCGGATCAGAGGGTGGGTCTGACTATCTATACGAACCCATACTCCAAGCCCCTCAAGCAGCTCCAACGTTGTTAAATCCTGTTCCAGTAGCACCGCGCCCACAATATGAGTTCAAAAGAAATTGGTGGGAAGGTAACAAGTTTGTTCCCGCCCCAATTACGAGGATAACCTAATGAGTGGTGACAGCGAACCAGCAACATATCAAACTGTCCAAACAGACAGTGCTCCGTGGGACAAACAGCAGCCATACTTGGAATCAGGGTTTGAGCTTGCAAAGACAAATGTCTTAGAGAAGCCCACAGAGCCATACCCAAATAGTGCAGTTGTGCCATTTGCGCCTCAGTCTGAGACAGGTCTGCAAATGCAAGAACAACGCGCATTGGCTGGATCACCAGTTACGCAAGCTGGGCAGGCAATGGTTCAAGACACGCTTGAGGGCGACTATTTGTCGGCGGGGAACCCGTATTTCCAACAGGCAGTCACCGCAGCAACACAGCCTATGGTTGAGACGTTTAACGAAGATGTCCTTCCGGGTATTCAGTCTGGGTTCAGCGGCGCAGGTCGATACGGCTCTGGTCTACAGCAACGCGGTCAACAACGTGCAGGTGAGGCATTACTAAGGCAAGTTGGCGACGTTACTGGAACAATGTCTGCGTCTATGTATGCTGACGAGCGCAACCGTCAAATGCAAGCGGGACTTCTCGCACCTGACATGGCTGCTCAAGATTACACAGACATTGCTCAGTTGAAGCAGGTTGGTGCAGAACGTGAAGGCATGGCTGGCGCTGAATTGCAAGATGAGATTAGCAGGTTCTACGCAGAACAGAATGCACCTAAAGATGCCTTGTCTAGTTACATGGCACTAATCAAGGGCGGGTATGGCTCACAGGGTTCTGAGACTACGCCTATTTATCGCAACAAACCCGCTGAATATCTTGGGGCGGCTTCGACCCTTGCCGGGATCGGTGGCACGTTATTTGGAAAGGGTACGGGGATATTCCGTTGATAAGGATCGATTAAATGGCGACATACAAACCACTACTACCCACCGCTGCTGATAAAGAGCGAGGACTTACGCAAGGCTTGTTGCAACTTGGTCAAAGCCTATCTGCCTCTGGGGGATACTCAAAGATGCCGACATCATTCTTGTCTGCACTGGGTCAAGGTGGCGCTGCATTTGGTCAAGGTTACCAGAGCGAAATGGACAGAGCAAAAAAGGGGCAGCTTCAGAACTTACAATATCAGCAAGCTCAAGCTCAGATGCAGAAAACGCAAATGGATATTGATGCTGCCAAGAAGCAACAGGCGCAAGAGGCCCAAGCACAACTTGTCGCGGATCGATACGTCAATAGCAAGACAATGGGCGGCGGTGCTGCGGGTGGTCAGATGGGGCCAACAGTTGGCGCTGGTGCTGCTTTAAGTGCAATGGACCCCTTACAGAGGGCAAGGATGCAAGCTAACCCAGTCGCGGCTTTGCAGGCAGACATTGCTGCGAAAATTGCGTCTGATGCTGCTACCCTTGATTTTAAGCGTAAAATGCAATTAGCCGGAGCCAAGCCGGGGGTGCCAAAAACTGTTAGAACAGCAGACGGCGTTTACATTATAAAACCCGACGGTCAATTAGGAAACAAACTTGGCGATCTACCACCTCCACAAAGCCAAATAGTCACAGGCGGTAGCCTTCAAGACAAACGAGTAATGACGTTATTGGATGCCAACGACATAATAGGGCAACGTGTTCAGCAACTAAACACGATGGAATCTTTAGCGGAGCAAACCCCGACTGGAGTTGGTGCCGAATTTAAGAATTTTGCTGCAAAAGCTGGCGCTGCGTTAGGGATGAACGTTGATGTAGAGGCAATCAATAAGTTTGAGCAGTTTAAAGTTCAACAGATGAATTTCGTCATGGAGAGAATTAGTGGGACAAAGGGTTCTATCTCTGAGAAAGAAATGGATGCTTTTAAAGCCGCTGGTCCAAACGTTGGTAATACAAAACGAGGAAATATTTTAATTGCAAAAATAATGAAAGCGCAAGAAATGCGTGAATATGAATTAAACGAGATTGAAGCTAATGAATTAATGCGTACTGGTTCAATTACTGATGCTCGCAATGCAAGGAAAGATGCAAGAAAAATTCTTATGTCACGGCCTGTATTGGCAGATGAAGACTTGGCGTTCTTACGCACTCAAGTATCACCAACAACAACTCCACCGCCAGCTACTAGCACAATACCACAGGATGAACAAGACTCGTTGATGCAAAAATATGGTCCGAGGGCTAAGTAATGGCTAAAATTGAAGACTTATATATAGCTCTCCAAAATGCGGACAAAGCAGGAGACGTAGAGGCCGCGAGAAAAATTGCGACGTTAATATCTGAGGCGACCAACAAGGGAGGGCGCAGCGTAGCGGCACAGGCAGTCCGTGGCGCAGAATTAGCCTCTCGGGGGTTTCTGTCTAGCTTGGGTGAAACGGTAGGGGCAATTCCAGAACTGGCGGCGTCAGGTCTGCGGTCCATCAGCCCATCTTTAGCGCCAGAACCCGGTTACTATAACAAAAAAATTAAAGATATGGGGTCTGCCGTTGGGGAAACTATTAGCGCACCTTTCGCTGGTCTATTGCCTAGTGATGTTGGAAATTTTCAGCCAGAAACACAATTTGAGCGTGGGGCATACGGCGCAGGGCGCGGCGCTGCTGACGCTGCTTCCTTTGCTATCCCCGGCATGGCAGTGGCTAAAGGCGCACAAGCTGGCTCCCTTGCTCAACGTGTTGGGTCAACGTTAGCCGCTCAACCTGCGTTGCAAGCAGCGGCTGGCACAACGGCGGGGGCTGTCCAAGGCGCTACAGGCAACGAACTCTATGGGTTAGGCGCGGGACTGACTGTTGGAGGTCTACCAAGCATGGTAAGCCGTGGTGTATCGCCAGTAACATCACAATTATCAAGAGGGCAGCAACAACTTGCGCAACGTGCCATAGAGAAAAAGATTCCTTTAACTGCGGGTCAAGCTACAGGCTCCCCTACATTGAATAGAATCGAAAGCACATTTGCTCAACTTCCATTTACCTCTAAGTCACAGCTAAATGTTTATGATACGCAAAGAAAAGCGTTTAACCGAGAGGTTTTAAATTTTGCAGGTATTAACGCTGATGAGGCTTCCCCTGCAATCTTTGATGACGCCTACCGCGTTATTGGCAAAGAGTTTGACGACTTAGCAAAAGCGACAACATTGCGACCAGATCAACAGTTCATTGATGACGTTGTAACCGTGGCAAAAGATGACGCTCGGAGATTAACAGCAGACCAAGCTCCCGTATTAAAAAGCTACATTGATGACTTCATGGATATGCACAGAGCTATGAATGTAAGAGGCCAGCCATCAACAGTGCAAATTGAGGGCAGAGAGTATCAGAAACTATCGTCTAAAATTAAGCGCAGGGCGCGGTCTGCAACTGACCCAGAATTAAAACAATCCCTTAACAAAATGGCTTCTAGCCTTGACGACCTTATGGAGCGTTCTTCTTCCAAAGATATGTCAGACTTATGGAAAGACGCTCGGAGAAGATACAAGAATTTATTGACGATTGATAAAGCCTTCAGCAGCGGTAGCCTAGCAGACCGCTCATCGTTTAACATTCCATATTCTGGATTGAAATCTGCGGTGCAAAGCATGGACAAGTCTGGATACGCTAGAGGGCGTGGCGACCTCAATGAAATGTCTCGGATTGGAGATTTCTTAGGTGCACAAAGAATCCCAGATAGCGGGACTACTTCGAGGGGCGCTACAGCCATTGGATTGACTGGCGGTGGTGGTCTTGCTGGCAGCGCTGCTTTAACTGGAGATATTGTTACCCCCGCAATAGTAGCTGGAACAGCGTTAGCCCTGCCGAAGGCTGGCCAACTCATGTATAATTCACCTATAATGCAAGCGTATTTACGAAATCAATTATCTTCCGGCGGGCCGTCAAGAGATGCGGCGACAATCCTTGGCAAGATCGGCGCTGCAAACCAGCTTGGCGAATATAAACAGAACGGCTTATTAAGGACTCCAAACTAATGGCTGAGATTAATTCATTAAACGTCGTAGACGCAGACAACACGGCAAGATTCCCAGAGAACCAGTTGCCGTCCACAGTGAACAATGGCGCTCGCGCATTAGAGGGCATCATCGCACGTTGGGACAAGGACACGAACGCCTCACTTTCTGCTGGAGGGTCGGCTAACGCAATTACTATCTCTGCGAACCAAACTCTGTCAGCATACTATGATGGCCTTGTCATAGCCTTTGAGGCTGGTGCAACAAACACTGGCGCGGTGACGATTAACGTGGACAGCGTTGGCGTTAAATCATTAAAGAAGAACGTCACTGACGCGATGGACGCCGGGGATATTGTCAACGGCCAAAAGGTTATTGCCATTTATGACGGCACTAACTTCCAGATTGTTTCTGCATACATTGATATCACTCAGTCAACGTTGGCCGAGAACTGGGCAACTAAAACTGACGGTATAGTTGCCTCATCAGATTACTCATCTAAAGCGTACGCGATAGGCGGGACTGGGGTCACAGATACTGCTGGCAAGGGCGCAGCCAAAGAGTGGGCTACCGCAGCAGAAGACGACACTGTTGATGGCAGCGAGTACAGCGCCAAGCATTATTCTGCCAAAGCATCCGCAAGTGCATCATCAGCATCAACATCAGCTTCAGCGGCGTCTGCATCAGCTTCAGCGGCGTCTGCTTCTGTCTTATCATACAATTTTAGCACAACAACAACTATGGCTGATCCGGGTAGCGGAAATGTCAGATTTAACAACGGAGCAATATCTAGTGTTTCCGCGATTGCAATTGACGATTTAGACGCAAGCGGTAATGACAGGTCAGCCGTCATCATATCTTTTGATGATAGCACAAACACCGTCAAAGGGTCGTTAAGTTTTACAACGGCAAGCGGTGATATTGCTAGTTTTGACATAACTGGATTAACCGACAATTCTGGGTGGGTCCAAATTGCAGTCACTCATGTTTCATCTAACGGAACATTTAGTAATTCTGAAGCCACATTTATTGGTTTTGCTCGTGCTGGCGATAAAGGCACAGATGGGTCTGGTGATGTATCTGGCCCCGGTTCTGCCACAGATAATGCGTTAGCTAGGTATGATGGAACAACTGGGAAAACATTACAAAACTCTGGTGTAACAGTTGACGACAGTGGAAACATTGCAGCCAATAATTTAAGTGGCACAAACACAGGCGATGAGTCGGCTGCGTCGGCAACGGCTTCCGGTATTGTAGAGCTTGCAACGTCGGCTGAAGTCACTACAGGAACCGACACGGTGAGAGCTGTCACACCTGCAGGACTTCATGCCGGACTAGCTGGATTAACAGACACAACAATCACAGCGTCGGATGCAATTATTTTCAGTGACGCGACGGATAGTGGAAATTTAAAAGAAGACACTGTCCAAGGCATCCTTGATTTAGCACTTCCGTATGTAGCACCGTCAACATCAGGTAATGTGTTGACTTCTAATGGTTCTGCATGGACTAGCGCATCCCCTGCTGGTGGGGGGGCATGGGAGTTTGTTGAAAAACAAACAGCTTCTTCCAGCACAACACTCACATTCAGTCACACTATTGAAGCTGGGTACGACTATGTAATCTCAGCGCACTCAATAAAAAATAGTGTCGATGTCGCAGATGGGTCTGCACACGTAGCACAATATGGAACAGGTGCTGGACCAACATTTGTCACAGCAACCTATAAAAGTAACGGGGCAAGACAAGATACAACAGTACTTGACGCTATGGTTGGGACAGTAACAACAGGATTTCAGTGGCACGTTAAAGGTACTATCGGTGGTGCTGGTGCCGGAGAATTATGGCACGGAGAAATGCTTATATATAATCCAGCAAGCAACGAACGTACGTACGCACAAACGCACATGGTAGCTGGCAACTCTGCTGGAACGCCACAGCCTGTTGGTCATTGGTCTGTTAGTTTACACAACACAGCGGCTGTGGTTACAGCGCTCCGCGTTGTTGCTACCACAGGCAATTTCACAACAGGTGACTTTATTTTATACAGAAGGGTTCAAGCATAATGACATACATATGTGTAGCTGATTGGAACAGCGATAACGTAATCCTCGCTGAAAACAGAGCAGACACAGAAGCTGCTGCACAAGCGAATGTAGAGATTATGGTCAGCGAAGGCTACGTCAATGCATTCTATGCGGAACTGCCAAGTGGTTCTCAACGCTATCTTAGAGTATCTGGAAGTTCAGTTGTTGTAGATACGGATCAAGAAGCCGCTGACGCTCTTGCATTTAAATGGGCATCTATCAGATCACAACGAGACGCCTTGCTGGCTGCATCCGACTACACTCAAGTAGCAGACGCCCCCGGTGATACAGCGGCATGGGCAACGTATCGCCAAGCACTGAGAGACGTGCCATCACAGTCTGACGTGGATAATATTACTTGGCCCACAGAGCCTGACTGATGGACCCGGTGACCATAGGGCTAGCACTCGCCGGGGCTAAAAAGCTAGTTGAGAGCGCTGTGGACCTCAAAGATGCCATGCACGGCATCGACCACCTTCTGTCGGCACAAGAAGCCAAGCCCCCAAAAAAGAAGAAACCCAAGACCCGTATGCAGCAAATCTTGCGTATGCGCTCTGGCGACCAAGACTACGATGACGAGACATCAATCTCATCTGTCGCGAATGACGTGCTTGAAGCTAAACAACAAGAGGCTGCTCTTTTGTCCCTGCAACAAGAGATCAACCGTAAGTGGGGCGACGGCACTTGGGAAAGCATAACCGCAGAGCGAGCGAAGCGGATTGCATCCAAGGAAGCGAAAAGGAAAAAAGCCAAGGAAGCCGATATGGCATTTTGGGATAAGGCAACCCATGTGGCAGTGGAGGCTTTAAAAATGATCGCCGTCATTTCGGCAGTAATCATCGCTGGAGCCATTGTGTGGGCCAACCGGGCTGGAGCTAAACTATGGAGCTAGGAACCCGTGAGGCAATACAGTTTTTGAGCATCGTGGCAACTTTGGCTGGCGCGTTCGCAGTCGTGAAGTCACAGCTTTCGCGTGTTATCGAAGACCTAAAGGCTATTCAAAAAGAGATGGAAACTATTAATACGAGGCTTGATACCATTGAGAGTGGTTCGGCGGTGTTTCGACATCAAGTCGGCGTGTTAGGGAACATACTATCACCACAAAATTTAGATAAGCAGTCGCGAGAAATTGCAGAAGTTAAGAAAGAATTAACGTATCTGCGCGAAGGTCTTCAACATCAGATGAAACTCCACAACGGGAGCCACCCGAAATGAACGACAAGATTGTAGCAGATGCGGCGGTTCTTATTCCTGCTATAGCTGTTACTTGGCTTGATCTGTTTGATGGTGGAATTAGCGTAATAGTTGGGCTAGTCACATTAGTGGCGGTGATTATTAGGCTGAAGATCGTGTGGGCTGAGTGGAAGTCTAAAAGAAAATGAAATACGTTTGCGCCATAATCGTCTTTTTATTTGGCTGGCTTTTGTGTGGTGTCGCAAACGCGCAATGTTTAAACGGGCCATTTGCTAAGTACGAAACGTGGCGTCAAGACACGATCCGGCGCAATTCAAATCAATTACTGGAGCGTGTCTTGGAAAACGGTGAGGCCCAAGCCTTTGTTTCCGCATACAACGCAACGCCGCCACAGTCTCAAAGGGTAGCAGATAAAGTTGCAATATGGTATTTTCCACAGGCACCTTGGATGCTGGTTGTTTGGATTTCTGGGAACTGCATAGACAATACTGAAAAGATTCCGGTTCAAGTAATGGCATCATTACTGCGCGGTGTGCCTCACGATCCGGCGCAAAAAATTTAAGGAGACTGGGCATGGCTCACGCCATCGACGAAGCTCTCAGAAAATACGCAAATACTGAGGAACAATGGAACAAGTACAAGGCTTGGTGTGAGCACGGGTCTAGAATAGCGGCGGCTGAACACACGGAATGGTCAGCCTCGGCAATACAACG